TTTTTATCAAGTTTAAATGTTTTTAAGGAATCTAAATCTTTATCGTCTGTTGAAATAACAACATCTGAGAACATACTTGGTCCATTAGTAAATGGAATTGGTAAAACACTACCATTTGCAAATCCAGGATTACCACCTAGTAGTGAATTAATTACATTAATCATTGACCCATGTGTTCCAATTTGATTAAAGTTCATCATGGGTGCATTTTGAATAAATGGAGAATTAAAAATATTTAATCCACTCGAGTTATTCATTAATGAACTAACTAATTGTGGATTTTGAGAATTAAAGTTATAAGAGTTACCATTAATTGTAACAGTAATATTAGCACTAGTATTTGAGTTACAATTTGTTGGTTATTAATATGGTTATTTTCCTGTTCATTATCCTCATCTTCATCATCATAATTTTCATCTTCGTTATCCTCGTTAACAATATCAACGTTATTACCATCATCTGGATGTCCTGCATGAGCAAAATCACCAGAACTTAACATAAATCCAAGCATATTGTTTAGTAATTGATTTGAAATAGTTGATGCTTCTTTAATAGTTTCAAGAGAAATATCAATTCCATACGATTGATAAAAATCATGTAGTAGTTGATTTGATTGAGATGATCCCATACCCATGTCTCTTAATGTAAGTTTTAACTCCCTAATAATGTCTGATTCATTTTCGAAATCATCTTGTAGGGAAATTCTTACGGCAAATAGATATTCAAATAGTTCTGTGTTATCAGCCATTTATAAATAGGATTAATGAGCTAGGTATATTTTTTTCAATTTATTTCAATTTTCCCATATAAAATTGAATAAAGTATATTAAAGGGATATGATCTTTATATAATAAGTATGGAATTAGAAATAATCAAAAAAAAACTTGAAATTAAATATTACCGAAGTGTTTTGTCAGAAATTGAAGAATCAGACATTAATTTTTCCTGGCTGAAAACCTACTGTGATAAATTAATTGATAAACTTAATTCAGATAAAGAAAAATTATCAGAAACTCAAACTGAGAGAAAACAAGACTCTATATCACCTATTGAAACTGAAAATCATAAACAAATCTTTTCAGATGAAGACCTTTACAAAAAACCATGGCCTAAACTAAATGCAGTTCATAAAATATTAAAAATAAAAGAATTTGTTAATAATTTAAAGATTAATTCTGAAGCTGAAAGGGCGCAACTGCGGGACGAGCTGATTGATTTGGTTAAACTTAAAATACTAACAAAAAAGGAAAAGGTTAACTACGATGAAGTTAATGGTAAAATAATATCACTTAGTGATTTACAATATAAAAATGAAAAATATTTTTATCCAAAAGTGCAATTATAATTTTTGTTTTTAATTAACTCAATTTACTTATTAAGTAAATAAATTGAATTAAAATTGTTTTAAACATAGTTTATCAATATAAATAAATGTCATTTGGAAATATAACATTAATGTTAAATAAAACAGTCCAAATTCTAAATTATAATATTGGAAAAAACACATATGTTGGACTTGGCGAAATGTCTCAAATAAAAAAACAGGTTTATCATGACCTACAAAAAGAATTTGCAGATGTTACTACTGAAACTGTTAACGAAATATTTAATAGATTGTTTAGTCAGAAATTTTCATACGATTCAAAAATTACTTTTGATTCAGGAAAAAACTGTTTTAGAGAACTGGAAGATAAATATCCGGATATTAAAACTCCATCAAAATATAAACAACTTGATGCGCATTTTAATAAGCTTAAAGAATTACCACAACCAGCTCAAAGATCACAAGAATGGTATGATTACAGATATAATCGTATTACCGCATCAGATATGGCAGCTGCAATTGACTTAAATCCTTATGAACCTGTTGAATCATTTATTTTGAAAAAATGTGATCCAAACTTTCCATTTAGAGATAACGCAACTGTATTCCATGGTAAAAAATATGAACCAACAGCAACAATGATATACGAACACATTTATAATACACGTGTTTTTGAATTTGGCGCATTGCCTTCAGAACAATATAAATTTTTAGGTGCTTCACCAGATGGTATTTGTTCAAAATACACAATTGATAATAAATTTTCAGACCGTTTAGGAACAATGTTAGAAATCAAATGTCCGGTAACACGTGACATAACAACAAGTGGAAAAATTGCTGGAGACATTTGTCCATTTTATTATTATTGTCAAGTCCAACAACAATTAGTTTGTTGTGAACTTGAGAAATGTGATTTTTGGCAATGTAAAATTACAGAATACCCAAATAAAGAAGCATATTTGATAGATAACTGTCAGTCATGTTCTAACACAGTTGGAAATTCAGGTGTTAAAATTGATGTCGATAATAGATTAAAAAAGGGACTTATACTAGAATTTTATCCAAAGAATTTTACACCAGAATTTGATGGCGACTTAGCTGAATGGAAATCAAAATATATTATTCCAAAAAGATTAGATTTAGACGAAGCACAATATGAGGCATGGTCTTTAGAAATGCTTGATAAATACAAAGAACTTTACCCAGATATTGCTAAAGACTATTATTTTTATCGAATAATTTACTGGAAATTGGAATCATCACATAATGTTGAGATTGTTCGTGACGACAAGTTTTTCTCTAGTGTTTTACCGATACTAAAAGAAACATGGAATAAAATTGTTTATTACCGAAAAAACCAAGATAAATTAGATGGGTTAAAACAAATAGCTGAGAAAAGGAAAAAGTATGTTAAAATGACAACAACATATACAATTCATAATACTGATATTGTTACTAATAAATATAAAATATTATCTGGGGATTTTGACTTGAAAGTTTTAATTAAAAAAGCACAACCTGTTAAATCGTCATATTCATACGGAAAAAATTATTGTAAAGAATTTGTAAAATCAGAATCAAAAGAAAAAACTGTTGATTACGATTCAGATTATTGTGATTTTATTGATAACGATGAATGTAACTTTATCGATGATGTATCAGTGACCACAATTAATACAAAACTATCTAAATCAAATAAAAAAGAAGTAGAACAATCAAAACCTGAATCAAAAATTCAAAATTTGATTAATAGTAAAACTATTAAGCATACTGAATTTTTTAAAAAAGAAACTGTTAGCACATCAAATGGTTCCAATAGTTTTATTAGAAAATATGACATAAAATCTGTTAAGAACACAAATACTGCATCAAATTTTAAAACAAATAGTGAAAATGATGATTGTGATTTTATTGATTAAAATTAAACTTCAATCAAGTCCTCATCATTATTAATATGTTCTTCAACCTGTTCGTGAAAATTACTTAAATTATTTGTGTTAACAAGATTATTTATTTGATTATTTTCTTTATTTAAATTAATATTTGAAATTTTATTATGATATTACAATTACAGGTGTTATTAATTTATGGTAGGAACAATGTTGTCTATTACAATATTGACCTTGATTAGGTCCAGTTTTTAGGATAACTTTACAACAAATTTCTTTTTGTTCAGCAATATTTGAAACATTATTAATTGGTTTAATTTTGTTTGAACTATTTATTATTTCAGGTATTGATGTTTTTTCACAATATAAACATTTTGTTGAACCTGATTTATATCCAATACAATTTTTATGAAACAGGTGTGTACATTTTAATTTTAAATGTTCATCATTATTTTCAATTGGTATATGACAAACTAAACACTTGTCGCAAGATGAATCATTTAGTTTTATACAATAAGATAACAAACTGTCAAAATCCATTTAATTATTTATTATTAAAACCTCACACGTCTTTAAAAGAATTTCCTTAAACATAAAATTTGTAAATAAATTGAAATTAATATTCTATATTTAATAATTCATTATATTAATGTCAACTGTAAACAAGGAAGATTACTATACTAATAACAGTTCAATTAATATGCATATTGATAATATTATATCATTTAGAGACTTTTTAAATGCAGTTCTATCTGATATTAAAAGTGGTGAATATAATATTCAAATGATTAAAGATTTGTCTCATACTGTTGAAAAATTTTATAATCAAATTGGCGATAATGATGATATTTTCAAGCCTTCTACTTTAAATCAATTTGAAGAAAAAAAATTAATACCAAAAATTGTTGAAACAACTCAAGATTCAGATTCTGATGTAGAATCCGCCATAACTATTGCATCTGGACTAGACTCTGATTCAGATAGTGACAATCCTGGTAAAAAATCAGCATATAATGTTGTAAATTTTTTCTCGCATAAACCGCAACATGTACAAAATGATGATCCTGATTTTTTAGATGATTATCACAGCCCTTCTTCACCCGTTTCTACACCACAAAATAGCTCATTAATGACTTCGTATTCTATGTTAAGAGAACCTAAAGTTGTTCAACATAATTATTATCAAGCATTGTACGAAAAACATAGACAAGAAGTAA